CCCTGAACAATAATCGGTATTCTTGCTAAAGACTGGTGAATGAATCCAGCAGGAGATTGTTTACTACTGCCTTTTTCCAAATCATCGATATAATCTAAATTGTTTTGAATTATTACAGTATCACCAATCTTGAATCTATTTATTACAATTGCAGCTCTAGCTTGAACAGTTTTAATAGTTTGCGGAGCTGTGCTTCCAAGAACACCAAAATGATGCGGTTCAATTTTAGCGACCGTTGGAGAATTTAGAGTTACTATCCAGTTAGATTTAGCACGACCAGAATCAATGGGAGTTCTAACTGCAAGTTCTTCGATAACCACAGTGGCACATCGACGGACAAGCAAAGAGGCATTTGATTCAATGTTCTTTGCTTGCTGCCTTAGGCTTTTTGATAAGTCCGCGAAAGTGCCCATCATTTCCCCGATTCAACTTTGGAAGCTCTATATTTCAGGTAAGCTGTATCCATCTGGCTAATGTGAAATATGAAATCTTCAGTTTGTTCCTCAGTTAAGCCTTTATAATTACAATAATTAACTATTGTAATCCATGAAATCGGCCCTTCCGCAAAACCAAAACTCCGACAAGAGTTTAAATCAAGGAAACCTGCGTAGTAGAGTTCTAATCCTAAGTGGAGTTCCGGAGCGTTAAGTATTCTAGGTGGAACAGGCATTCTTGACCTGTAGCATTGTTCTAAAATATTCTTTTCAACAGAACCCATCTCTAAACTATACAGGAGGACTTCCGTTAGTTTTTTGAGTCGGCCGTCAATACATCATTACGAAACAAGGCAGCTTTACCAGCTTGTTCTTTAATATCTTCGAACAAATCAGGTAAGTCTTTGAACAACTTAACTGCGTTTTCTTTGGTGAACTCCATGGCTTTACCGTTTTCGTCGGTTACACCTGACCAGCCAAGTACAATCGCTTCCGCATAGATTTCACGCGTAAGTTGTTCAGATAATTCACGAGAAATAGTTTCAGATTGGATTTGTCGACGATAGGGCTTAGTCTTAGCTTCAACTACTCGAGCATAGATAGGATTAGCCCCACCTGCTCGAGCAATGGTGATAAGAATATCATCACCATATTGTAAATCAATACCTTTAACTTCAAGGTCTTTGTTTGTCTTAAAGAGGGAATATAAACTCATAGCAGTTACTCTAAGGAAATGGGAGTGCATCTTGCACCCCCATAGTATAGATTAAGCTGCGGCTGTTGGCAAGTAAGGAAAGTTTTGATACAACATCGAATGCCCGAAAGAAGATTCTGCACCCATTAAGTTCAAAGGCAACATAATAGGCTTATCTTTTTCAACATTCAAACGACCATCACCTAAAGCTAATAATGGGATATCTAAAAGAATACCAGCATTATCTTTTACCATCACAAGGTCAATTGTAATAAATAGATTTAAGATTGGTGATACCATAATAATTCAAAACAATTTAGATTATATCGATGATTTGGAAAAAGGTAGCAGTAAACAATCTCCTGCTGGATTCGTCCATCAGTCTTTAGCAAGAATACCAATTATTGTTCAGGGTACGCAAATTCTACGTTATAACGGAGTTTCAAAATGAGTAATGATGTAGATATCCGTATCCGTGAAGACGGTTCCGTTGTTGTAATTCGTAATTTTGATGCTCTTATTACAGCTTCAGATAAAGCTGGAACAGCTATTACTGGTCTTAAAACAACATTAGAGACTTTGAAGGGTATTTCACTAAAAGTTCTAATAGACCAAGTTAAACTTCTTGCAACAGAACTAAAGACACTTAATAGTGGTTCAACTGAACTCACTGCTCTTAAAAATGCTCTTACAGCGTTAGGGGGATCGGGTGCTGGTTTAACTCGGTTACACACAATTCTTACAGGTTTTTCTAACTCCGTAACGGGTCTTGGTCAGTTACATAACGCACTTCAGCAACTCAGTACAAGTGGGAATAGTTTTGACCGTTTAAATACGCATTTGGCTGCCTTGCCACCACTAATAGCACACGTGACAGCGTTACATACAGCGTTGGCGGCACTTGTAGCACTTAACCCTCAGATTGCTATACTTGCGGCAGAGGTGCGTAATTTAGCAGGTTCTACAACCGCTATACGACAATTCCAACAATCGATTGTTGCTTTAAATGCTTCAATGGCTAACCTTGTTCGTCAATCCCAACAAATAGCGAATGCTCTTAACGGTCTAGGTGGAGCTGCTAGAAATTCATCATCTGCGTTCTTTGGTTTATCTAATACCTTAGCAGGATTATCACTTTATATTGTTGCTCAAAAAGTCCGTGATTGGATTGACGCTTGGGCTTCTGTAAGCGGTCTTATTCATATTGCCACAGAATCGTTTGCAGAATTCACTTTAGTACAAGAAAAGTTATTTGCAGTTACACAAAATATTCGTTCACCTTTGGAAGAAACTGCTCAACTTTATGCGCGTATTAACCGTGTATCAGATTCTTTAGGTGCTAGTCAAAACCAATCTATAAAATTCACTGAAGGTGTTGGTAAGGCGTTGGCAATCCAACATAGCCGAGTCGGTGAAGTAACAGGCGGTCTAATTCAGTTAGCTCAAGCATTGGGTTCGGGTATTGTTCGTTCGCAAGAATTCCGCTCGATTAACGACTCACTCCCTGTGGTTATGCGGACTGTAGCTAAGAACATGGAAGGTGGGGCGGTTTCTGTATCGCAACTTCGTCGAAGAATGTTGGAAGGTAACTTAACTTCAGAACAATTCTTCCAAGCTTTTTTAAGAGGCTCAAATGCTTTAGACAAAGATTTCAAACAGTCGGGTTATACCATTAGTCAAGCGTTTGCTATTTTAAACAACGACATGATTAAATTCATCGGTCAACTTAACAAAGCTTCCGGATTTTCAGATGCGTTTGCGTCTTCATTAAGGTTCCTTGGGGCAAATATAGAAATTCTTGGTGGGGTTGCTATATTTGCTTTAATTACTTGGCTCGGTGGATTAACAATTGCATTTGTTGCATCTACAACTGCTCTTGGTGTTATAACTTCTGCTTTAACATTGTTCTATAATGTTGTCTTAAAGAACCCTACAGTATTCTTAATAGCTAGTTTAACCACACTAGCTTTCGCTATGTACGCTGTTAAAGATTCCATGGAATTGGGAACATCTAGCTTAGTTACTTTTGGAAAGAAAACTATTGAAGTTCGTGCTACTTTTGGGGATTTCTTAAAGTTAGTTGTTCAAGATACTAAAGATTATCTTGGTGCAGCATTATATGTGTTTAGTGATTTCTTCAGTGGAGTTAACGAAGCTACGAAGAACGCAACCAATGGTGGTGAAGATAAAGGTTTATTCGATTTTGATGCGACTGGGATAATTGCAAAAATATTGACTGTTGCTAGAATTTTTGATTTAGCTGCCTCTACCATCAGAGGAGTTAGTGCAATGCTTGCCAATACTCTTGAATTCTTATTCGGAAATATTGGAATTGCTATTGATACTGTAGCCGATAAGTTTAATCAGTTTATGAATAAATTTAAAAAGGAACAGACAGCTCCGCTTGTAATCCCAATGGCAATGACCAAAGAGCAACTTGCTCAGAATATTCGCACTGACAAAGACCAGATTATGAAGGATATGGTTGACCCACAGGGAAATTCATTAACTGCTGGTATTAACCGCCAAGCTGAACTAGCACAGAAAGATGCTGTTGCTCGTGAGTTAGCTTTGCAGAAAGCTGCTGCTGATATGGACAAACGTGGAACTCCTGACCCTGTCAATGGTAAAAAAGAAGATGGTTTAAAAACTCTTAAAAGTGCTTACGAATCTTTATTAGGTTCTATTAATAAAGTTGAAGCTGCTTATTATGAGGAAGCTAAAGCTAACCAAGTTTTAAATGATGCGTTTAAAGCTGGTTTATTAAACGAACGAGCTAAACAATTGGGTATTGGAGCAGATGTACTTAAAGCTCAATTAGTGAAAGATATTACTGCTAAGTACCAAGATCAAAAGTTTCCATTAGAAGCTATTAACCGTGAGCTTGATAAAGAACTTGAAGTATTAAAAATGCTTCCGGAACAACGTGCTATTTCTGTTGAACTTGATAAGTTGCAACTTAGCTTAAAAGAAAAAGGTAAGACTTTAGATGCTGCTGAATTAGAAGCCTTGCGTCAGAAGATTCTTCTAAAAACACAAGAGTCTAAAGTAGGAGCTATTCGTGATCAAGTTATGGGTGATTACAGAAGTAAGCAAACTGATCCGTTAAATACAGAACAGGCTTATACGGACTTGCTTAAAGACCCTACTGCAAAAGACCCGAAAAAAGCTATTCTTGATACCGAGATGACAAAGAATCCCGATCTGTTTGCAGGTACTCAAGAAGCTATTGACGCACAAATTACTGCAATGGAAATGATGTACTCCCGTATCGACTTCTTGCGGAAAAATGATATCATTAGTGAAGAAACTGCTAAGTTCCAACGTACTAAGATTAAGCAACAAGAACAACAAATCTTAAACAAGACAACTGAAGATACTTTCAATAACTTGGCTGTTTTATCTAAGAGCGGTAATAGAAAACTTGCTATAATTGGGAAAGCTGCGGCAATTACAATGGCAACAATTAAAGGTTTTGAAGCCATACAATTAGCTATAGCAAGTCCTCCGGGCTGGCCGTATAATGCACCTAATGTCGCGTCTGTCACCATTGCTCAAGCTGCAAACTTAGCGAGCATCGCTGGCGTAGGGTTCATGACTGGCGGTAGTTTTGATGTTGCTGGTTCAGGCGGACACGATTCACAAACTGTTGCTTTCCGTGCAAGCCCAGGCGAAAGAGTTTCTATTCAAACACCACAACAGTACAGAAAAGGTGATCCAAATGGAAATAGTAGTCAAGGACAACAAAAACCAGCTGATAACAATATTCGGATTGTGAATGTTTTAGACCCTGCTTTAGTTGGAAATTATTTGTCCACTAGGCAAGGTGAACGGTTAGTTTTAAACGTAATTGAAAAGAACTCTTCTTCGGTTCGTAATTTTGTGAGAGAATCATGACGGTTTATACTGGGACAGTGACAAGCGGTTCGGGTAACTACGCTAATCAAAACCTTTTAGAACTAATTAAAGATAAGTTGGTTCTTGAAGGATGGACAGTTCTTCGTTACAATACTGGAATTGAACCTCGCGAACTTATTGTTCAAGGCGATGGTTACTCAGCTACTGAAGAAATTTATATAGGTTTTCGTTCTTACCAAGATGTTGGAAATGATTACTATAATCTTTCTGTATCAACATTTATTGGTTATGTTTCCGGAAATACTTATGCAACTCAGCCGGGCTATGTTGAAAACTCATTGTGTGGTCACAATACAACAATCGACTATTGGTTGAACATAACGCCACAAAGAGTTTTAATAGCTCTGAAAGTGGGGACTCCTGTTTATGAAACCGCTTACGTTGGGAAGTTCTTTCCTTATGCTTCACCTAGTCAATACCCTTATCCAGTTTGTTGCATCGGGACTCTAACTGGTCAACCTGCAACAAGATTCAGTGATACTGCTCATACTATGGGTTTTAGAGGTTCTAGAACTAACTGTTTAATGAGGGACGTAGCAGGTGCATCAATTCAACCTGCTGCTTGGCCTTATAACTCAACGGTCATTGCGAACGCAACAGATGCTACCAATGCTGGCCAACAACGCGAAACTGGAACTTATTACTTTTTGAATCCAATTCAATTAATGAAGTTGGATTCAGATATTTATGGTGAGCTTGAAGGAGTTTACCATATAAGCGGATTCAACAATATTGTTGAAAATACAATTTCGGTTAGCGGCAGAAACTTTGTGGTTATCCAAGATGTTTCCCGAAACGGGTTTAATGATTATATTGCGGTAGAGGTCTAAAATGGCTTATTATTCAGGTGTTGCTAATAATTTGTCAGACTTACTGACTGCTCTAACCACAAACTTAGTCACCGAAGGATGGGCCAATCCTGCCACAGGGGTTTATTCAAAAAGTGGGATTTTTGTCAAACTTGTTGCTGTCAGTTCACGTATTGAAATATTGTGCGGAACTGGAAATTCAGGAACTAACTTAACTGGCGCACCCCCAGTTGATGGCGTCTCCCCTTATACAATTTTCGACGGAACAATCTCATTTGCTCCAGTTTCATCAGTATTTACTTACCCATTAAATTATCATCTACATATTAATGATACACCCGACGAAGTTTATTTTTTCGCCAATGACGGTGATAGATGGACTTGGATGTGTTTTGGAAAATCCATTGTTTCCGGATTAACTGGTTCAGGTAACTGGTACGGGGCAACTTGCCCTTGGAAAGCTAACTATACAGATGCCTATTCGAATCCCAACGCTTCTGAAACACCTTCTTATTCAAATTCATTATTTTTTGGAGACCATGTTGGAAGCGGGACATTCTCAAACGGGAATCCTGCATATAATGTTTCTATAAATCATGGATTAGATGGGAATACTTGGTCTAAATCTGGCGATAAAGTTGGAGATGAGGTGAACACTAACCCCCACAAAGGATGGGTGGATACACCATCTTCTTTATTGACAATCGCTCCAATTTATAAATTAATGCAAGCTCAACCAAACACTTGGAACGGTGAAGCTATTTTAATTAGAATACAATCTTTTATTCGTCGTGGTTCAGGGAAGTTTAGTCTTGTTAGCAATTTAGAACATTGTAGATATATCCGAAATACTAACTATAATTCAGGTGATACAATAACATTGGGCGCAGATGTGTGGCACGTTTACCCAATGGTTCGGAAGAATTCAGCAACTCCAACGCCTGGAGGAGCTTCTCCAAACAAGCACAGTGGGACTTGGGCTATTGCTGTTCGTGAATAAATAGGTGTTTTATGACAGCATTATCCGCAGTTATCTTAACTGGCTCAGAATACGGGTCTGTTAATGGTGCAATAACCACAGATTTGGATACCTATGATGTATCCACGATGTGGCCTTTTGGCGCCAGTTTAATGGGTGGAACACTTGGGGGTCTGTTGGTAGCAGGGTCGCAAGTACAGCCCGCGATTGCTTTAAACGGTAGCATACAACCAACCTATTTTCAGGATTACTACAATAGAATACATATTGTTCCAAAAAATGTCAATTTTGGTAACATTAGCGAAAGAAAATCAACTTTACTTAATATTTTCAACGCGTACTTTGGAACATCAACACCCTCCAGTGTGGTTATCGCGGATAGTTTCCTCCAGTTAAGCACTTTCGGAGCTCTTGCTGCTTTAGAAGAAGTTACCGTCACATTAACTGCTTTGCCCGGAGCAGTTAGCAACCTTGATTTAATAATTTATATTAATTGGGTTGAAAGGGAACAATCATTTTTCTATGTACTTGGACAAAGAGTTTTAGCATTCCCTTATCAACCTAGTAGCTGGCGTGAAGAAATAACTTGGTTGACCAATGTTATTAAGTCTTACGATGGTAGTGAAAAACGAGTTAAGTTATTAAAAAATCCCAAGATGATGTTGAGTGCGGAATACCCAATCCCCACTATTGAAAACCAAAGAGCTAATAACCTAATCTACGGATGGGCTAAATTGCTATGGCTTGTCCCAATATGGTCTCAACCAATCATATTAGACTCACTTGTGGTTAGCGGACTTGTATTATCGATCCCCACAACTGGGACAATCTGCAATAATCTGACTGAATTAATTATATGGGAATCACCAACTAAATTTGAAACAGTTCAAGTTGAAAGCGATTCCGGAACAGATGTTACAATCCTAACAGCTTTAGAGAACACATATACTTCTAAAGTTTATATCATGGCTACTGGAAAAGGGATTGCTAAAAGTGGTATTGAACGGGCAACTGACGGTTATAGGAACATTATAAAATTTGTCTATACAATGAAGGATTTACCAGTAATTGCGGAAACAGTACCTGACCAATATTTAGGAAATGACGTTTATACGGATATTCAATTAACACCGAATTCGGGTTTAGTGCCTGAAGAAATGTTAACGCGATTCGATGAAGTCTCAAACGGAATAGCAGATTCCACATTTTATACTCCGTGGTTGAATATCCAACCTAGTCGGATTTATACAGTTCAGAATGAGACAATTGAAGAAACGTTAAATTTCAGGAAATGGTTGGAACGACGCAATGGTAAGTTCCGCTCATTTTGGACACCTAGTTTTGAAAATGATTTTACTGTTGTTCAAAATACTACAATCACAACTCCAAGCAAGTTTATCAGCAAACTTAATTTCTTTTATTTCGTCAACAGGGCCGCGACAAATCACTTGGTGAGTACCCATAT